TACTCAACAAGTAGCAGATGCATTCGAAGATTTATTCAAATAATATAGATTATGGCAAAAACAGATTTAGCAGACATTTTGGTTGATAGTCTGAACAAAAAACAAAAAGACCAAAAAATCGCCTTTTTCTTAGATGATGATTCCGAAGGAGCTCCAACCAATGTAAATGGTTGGATATCCACCGGAGCTGCTATGTTAGATGTTGCTATTTCTAACCGACCATATGGTGGTATTCCAGTTGGAAGAATTACCGAACTAACGGGATTGGAGCAGAGTGGTAAATCATTACTCTCTGCCCATCTTTTAGCGGAAACTCAAAAGCAAGGTGGTATTGCAGTATTGATTGATACTGAAACTGCGGTGAGTAGAGAATTCTTTGATGCAATCGGAGTAGATGTATCCAAATTGTTATATGTTTCAGTAGATACAGTTGAAGATATATTTGAAACAATTGAAACTATTATTGAGAAGGTTAGAGAAAAAGATGCACAAAAATTGGTTACAATTGTTGTGGATTCAGTAGCGGCGGCATCAACTAAAAAAGAGATGGAATCGGATTATGATAAAGATGGTTACGCAACTGATAAGGCAATTATCATTTCCAAAGCGATGAGAAAGATTACTAATACAATTGGTAGACAGAAAATCGCAGTCATCTTCACAAACCAATTAAGACAGAAGTTAGGAGTAATGTTCGGTGACCCCTGGACAACGAGTGGTGGTAAGGCTTTGGCATTCCACGCATCGGTTCGTTTAAGATTGAAGAACGTTGGTCAGATTAAAATGAAAGTTGGTGGTAATGATAAAGTGGTAGGTATATCGGTGAGAGCACAAGTTGTTAAAAACCGATTAGGGCCACCATTGCGTTCCGCTGATTTCGATATCTTCTTCGATAGAGGTATTGATAACTATGGTAGTTGGCTGACAGTAATGAAGGAAAACAAATTAGTTAAACAAGGTGGTGCTTGGTATGAATATACTGATACCGATACCGGTGAAATAATCAAATTTCAATCAAAAGATTTCATTAAGATGATGATGGATAATGTTGAATTGAGAGAACAAATTTACAAGAAAATTTGCGAACTAACAATTCTTCAATATAAGAAAGATACTTATGATATCGATAATATGGAAGTTGATGGTGCATTGCCGAATGAAGTAGAATAATGAATAACTTATGGGTATTTGGTGATTCATATTCAACATATAATAGGGAGAGGGGTTCAACTCCTCTCTCTATCTATAATAGAGTAGCTAATCACTTAACATTAGAACAAAAAAATCATTCTATTTCTGGATTAAGTAATCCAGATATTTTTACAAATCTATTAAGATTTTTGAGTGAATATAAAAAAGGTGATTATATAATTTTTCAATTATCTTTTTTAGATAGATTTTCATATATCGATGTTAGGCAAAGCAAAGAATTAAATCTGCATGAATTGAGTTTATATTCAGTTTCAGATAATTTTTTTCTTCATCCACAATACTACCATAATGGATTACAAAATGAATTAACCGAAAGGCAAATTCAATCATTCAATGTATTTGCTGAAAATATACAATTAAACTTATTTGATTTTTATTACAAATTCTTTACTCAACTAAACCATATTGTAAATTTTTTAAATAATAATGAAATAAATTTTAAAATTGTTATATTAGAAAATTTGAATATGGATTATAATGGGGAATCAATAAGTTTGCATTCGTTATTAAATGAAACTAATTTATCAAAGTATATTTTAAATTTTGATGAATCGGATACGCTGAAAACAAGTAAATTCTATTTTGAAATTGGTGAGTATGAATACCATCATTTTACGCGTGATGTAATAGATAGAATCGCTGAACAAATCAAAAACAATTTTAGATGAACGAAAAATATAAAAGTTTATTAAATGAAATAAGTAACGAGCATACTATAATTAGAACCCGAAATTCAAAAGTTTTATTTGTAGATGGCCTTAATACTTTTTTTCGTTGTTGGAGCACCAACCCCACAATGAATGAAGATGGTGAGCATGTAGGTGGTGTAGTTGGGTTTCTAAAATCATTAGGTATGGTAATTCGTAATGAAAATCCAACGAGAGTGGTTGTTATATTTGATGGCAAAGGTGGTTCACAAAAAAGAAGACAAACTTTTTCTAATTACAAAGCGGATAGAAAAGTAAAATTCAGAGTAAACCGTCAGTATGATGATTTGATGACGGAAGAAGATGAACAAATTAGTTTGAAACGACAGATTAGTTGGTTAGGTAATATATTAAGCATTTTACCTGTAACAACTATGGTTTATGATAATATCGAAGCAGATGATGTTATTGGTTATTTATCGAAGCAGGTTTTAACCGAAGAAGAAAAAGGATTGATACTTTCATCTGATAAAGATTTTTTACAACTAGTTTCCGATAATATAAATGTTTGGAATCCACTTAAAAAAGAAAGGATTACAAAAGAAAGATTGGTTGAATTATATGGTATTCATCCTGAAAACTTTATTTGGTATAGGGTTTTAGATGGCGATAAATCAGATAATATAGATGGAGTAAAGGGGTGTGGATTAAAAACATTACAAAAAAGATTACCTCTTTTCGAAGGTGAAAAGAGAGTGACAATAGAAGAACTATTAAGCGCAGCGGAAGCTGAAAAAGATAAATACAAAGTTTTTCAAACAATTATAGATAGCAAAAGCATTATTGAAAGAAACTTTGATTTAATGCAATTAGATAATCCGGATATAAGTGGGACAACTAAATTAAAAATTGTAGAACGATTTAGAGAAGACGTTGAGCCATTAGATAAAATGAAATTTATCGGGATGGGTATGAAATATAAGATACTTCAAAATTGGACAGATGTTAATGATTGGTTGAGAACATCATTTGGAAATCTTATATTAAAATAATTTGGAAATTTAAAATTTAAACTCTATATTTGTTCTATGAGTGAAGCTGTAGATAATCTATCAAAATATGGTCAAAGTTACCAAACAAAGGTTGTAGCTAATTTAGTTGTTGATAGAACTTTTTTAGAACAAGTATCCGATATATTAGAAACAAAATATTTTGAAGCAGATACGAATAAATGGATTGTTGATTTAACAAAGAAGTATTTTCACAAATACAAAAACATTCCAACTACCGATTTCTTTAAAACCGAAGTTCAAAAAATATCCGATAATACATTACAACAAAATGTAGTTGGGCAATTAAAGGCAGTGTATCAAAACACACAACATTCTGATAAAGAATGGGTAAAAACTGAATTTGTAACATTTTGTAAAAACCAAAACTTTAAAAATGTAATCCTAAATTCAGTTGAATTATTAAAAACCGGTCAATTTGAAAAGATTGAAAAAATGGTTAGGGATGCCGTTAAAGTTGGGCAGACTGCTGATTTGGGATTGGATTATAAAGAAGAACTTGAAGCTCGTTTTGAAGAAGTAAATAGGAGAACCGTTGCTACAAATTGGGATGTTATTGATGAATTGACCGATGGAGGATTGGGGCCAGGTGAATTAGGAGTTATTGTAGCACCTTCCGGTGTTGGTAAGACTTGGGTATTATCACATATAGGAGCGGAAGCGGTAAGACAAGGTAAAAATGTATTACATTACACTTTGGAACTTACACAAAATTATGTTGGGCAGAGATATGATACTATTTTCACATCTATACCATCAGCTGATTTAAAAGAACATAAAGATGAAATCAGAGAAAAGGTAGATAAACTAAAAGGAGGATTGATTATTAAATACTATCCACCAAAAGGTATTACCGCCAATACAATTGCTGCGCACGTTGATATGGTTAGGCAAACAAAGTTTCAACCAGATTTAATTATTATAGATTATGCAGATTTATTGGTATCAACTAATTCAAAAAATAATTCTGATTACGCTGAGCAGGGGGGGATTTATATTGATTTAAGAGCTTTAAGTGGTGAGTATCAAATACCAATTTGGACTGCATCGCAAACAAATAGAAGTGCAATTGATTCCGAAGTAATTCAGGCAGATAAGATTGCAGATTCATACGCAAAGGTAATGAATGCCGATTTAATTATATCAGTTAGTAGAAAGGATACCGATAAACTAAATGATACGGCTCGTTTTCACATTATGAAAAACCGATTTGGGCAAGATGGTATGACATTTCCTGCAAAGATGAACACTAATAAAGGTATTATAGAAGTATATGCAAATAATTCTCCAAATGGAATCATCGCTAGTAAAGAAGCTAAGAATGGAGAACTTTTACAAAAACAACTACTGCATAAAAAATATGTAGATAATATGGGGTAAGTTATGAAATTACTATTAGGAGATTGTTTAGATAAACTAAAAGAATTAGAAGATAACTCTATTGATTCAATTGTTACAGACCCACCATACGGACTTTCCTTTATGGGAAAGAAATGGGATTACGATGTTCCCTCACAGGCTATATGGGAAGAGTGTATGAGGGTATTAAAGCCAGGCGGACACTTATTATCATTCGCAGGTAGTAGAACTTATCACAGAATGGCAGTAAGGATTGAAGATGCAGGGTTTGAGATTAGAGACCAGATTATGTGGATATATGGTAGTGGGTTTCCAAAATCACATAACATCGGTAAAGCAGTAGATGCATTAGAAAAGACCGGCAAATCAAATCCAAAGGCCTTACGTGAAGCAAGAATGGGTAACGATTATAAACCAACCGGTCAAATTGATTATAAAAAAGGTAGAATGTTTAGTTCAGATATAGAGAATGATACTACACAACAAATTATAAATAACGAATGGGAGGGATGGGGAACTGCATTAAAACCCGCACACGAACCAATAGTAATGGCAAGAAAACCTTTCAAGGGTAACGTAGCAGGTAATGTATTAGAATGGGGTGTCGGTGGTGTAAACATAGATGATAGTAGAATTGATTTTGTAAGTGAAGCTGATAAAGCAGAGAGCATTAACAAAAACCAACACGCTGATTTCGGTAGCACAATGGGTTCAAACCAAATCTATGGCGATTACTCAATGTTAAAACCACAAAACTATAATCCAACTGGTAGATTTCCTGCTAATGTAATCTTTGATGAAGAAGCAGGTAAGATATTAGATGAACAATATGAAGCCGCATCACGCTTCTTTTATTGCCCGAAAGCATCAAAGGGTGATAGAAATGAAGGAGGTGATAATACACACCCAACCGTAAAACCAACTGATTTAATGTTATACCTAATCCGTTTAGTAACACCAAATGGTGGAACAACTCTTGACCCGTTTATGGGTAGTGGTTCAACTGGTAAAGCGGCAGTAAGAGGTGGATTTGACTTCATTGGCATTGAAAGAGAAAAAGAATATTTTCAAATTGCAGAGACTAGAATAGATTACGAAATCGGCAATCCATACAAAGAAGAAAAAGGTAAAAAAGTAGAAGTAACCCCTAAATTAAAAGAAACGGTAAATAAATTTTTTGGATAATAACAAACGTAATATGGAAAATAAAATTGGATTAGTTGATGAAATATGTGCTGGAATGGCTATATTAGATTATTTTGATAATGCTATATTAGGATATGATGTTGATTCTAAAAAAATTATATATGATTATAAATCAATGGTAGATATTCTTATAAAAGACCACCAACTTTCCGAAGAATTGGCAGTTGAATACCTTTCATACAATGTAATAGGATTAAAAATTACAAATGACGATGGGGAAGACATATCACCGATTATTATAAGCAAATTTGAAGATGAGTTAAATGATAAACTATAATACTTTTGCTAAGTTTATAGAATGGGATGAGTTAGATTTAGAGTATGAAAGAATAACTCAAAATATAAAAGAAATAGATGATGTTCAATCAGCATTAGATATAATTTTTAAGTATCATCGAAAAAAAGGATTTCCTCACTACCATTCAACCACCGATAATATGATTGGTGATATGAAATCTTTAAGTGAGTTTGATGAATCAACTTTATTTAAAGATGGTTATATTGACCAAACAATGCATTGTTTAGGATTGGCATGGAGTTATTTTCCCCATTGGATAGATGTTCAATGTGGTAATAGTAAAATGAAACCAATTGATTATTGGAATGATGATAGTAAGTTCAAAGAAATTATTAGAAAGACTTGGAATTGGCATCTTAAACATAGTGATGGTAAATTTACCCTAAATCGTTTAAGACAAAATTTCAAAATATATGGTGGCAACCAAACTGTCAGTAATTTCAGACCTTCGGCTGCTAAATGGATATATAATAACTATGGTGGGGAGACCGTGTGGGATATGAGTTGTGGATGGGGAGGTAGATTAATTGGATTCCTAACGAGTAATTGTAAAACGTATATAGGAACTGATCCTAGCGGTAAAACTTATGAGGGATTAGGTAAATTAAATAAAGACCTAAATTTTTATGGTAAAAATGTTATACTCCACCAATTAGGTTCGGAAGTATTCGTACCAGAAAAAGATTCATTAGATTTGTGTTTTACTTCACCACCTTATTTCGATACTGAAAAATATAGTGATGAGGAAACCCAATCATATAAAAAATACCCTACACCACATTTATGGGTGGATGGATTTTTAAAACAAACTATGGCAAATTGTCATATTGGCTTAAAAAGTGGGGGTAAAATGTTATTAAATATAGCAAATACTCCTAAACATAAAGATATAGAAAGTGAAACGATTAGAGTAGCGGAAGAAGAAGGATTTGTATTAGAAAAAACAATAAAACTTGCATTATCCAGTATTGCTGGGAAGGGTATAAAATACGAACCTATCTTTATTTTTAACAAAAAAAACTAAAGAAATATTAATGAAAAAATTTTCTAAAGAACCTAAAATTTTTTACGGTATATATCCTATTTATTCTTACCTTAATAACAAAACAAAGTTTTAAAGATGAGCAAATTATTTACCGAAAGAATTCCATTTAAACCATTTGAATATCCAGAATACTATACCGAAGGTTGGTTGAAGCAAATGCAGGCTTTTTGGTTACATACCGAAATCCCTATGCAGATGGATGTGAAGGATTGGAATGAAAATTTAACAAAAGAAGAAAAACATTTAGTTGGTAACATCCTTTTAGGATTTGCTCAAACCGAATGTGCCGTATCCGATTATTGGACAGGCATGGTTACCAAATGGTTTCCAAAGCATGAGATTAGACAAATGGCAATGGCGTTTGGTTCGCAAGAAACAATACATTCAGTAGCATATTCATATCTTAATGAAACATTAGGATTAGATGATTTCGAAGGTTTCCTACACGATGAAGCGATGAAGGAAAGATTTGAACTATTGACTAATACAACTGCTGATTGGACACCGGAAGATTTAAAAACTAATCCAAAAGCAAGAATTGAAGTTGCTCGTTCATTGGCCATCTTTTCGGCATTTGCAGAAGGTGTGGCATTATATTCTTCATTCGCAGTTCTTTATAGTTTCCAAATGAGAAACTTACTAAAAGGAATTGGACAACAAATGAAGTGGAGTGTTAGAGATGAATCACTGCATTCGAAGATGGGTTGTCAATTATTCAGACACATGTGTAGTGAGTATCCTGAATTGTTAGAAGAAGCAAAAGTTGATATCTACAAAGCAGCAGAAATAATTAGAGATTTAGAACACAAATTTATTGATAAGATTTTTGAAATGGGTGATTTAGAAAACCTTAAAGCAGATGACCTAAAAGAATTCATTACAAAAAGAATTAATGAAAAATTAGGAGAGTTAGGATATAACCCAATTAAAGGTGGCGATGGCTATTTTGAATACACCGAAAAAAAGGCATCTCAATTAGATTGGTTCTACCATTTAACAGGAGGTGTGACACATACTGATTTCTTTGCTATCAGACCTACTGATTATAGTAAAGCAGGTGAAGGTGAAAATTGGGATGATATATTTTAAAAAAATTAAGAATTAAATTTATGAAGAATTACGGCGAAGAACTCGGTTGGGAGGTAGATGTTGATTTTCCATCTTGGGGAAATAATGAGATTTATGTAAAGACTATATCTAAAACATATTTGCAGGCAGGAGAAAAACCAAAAGATGCATATTGGAGAGTTGCTACTGCGGTAGCCAAAAGATTAGAGAAACCACAATTGGCAACAAAATTTTTTGATTACATTTGGAAAGGATGGTTGTGTTTAGCTACACCAGTACTATCAAATACTGGTACTGATAGAGGATTGCCTATTTCATGTTTTGGTATTGATGTGGGTGATAGTATCTATGAGATTGGTTCAAAGAATTTAGAGTTGATGTTGTTGGCAAAGCATGGTGGTGGTGTTGGTATTGGAATCAATATGATACGACCTGCGGGTTCTAAAATCACCGGTAATGGAACATCCGATGGTATTGTACCATTTGCAAAAATATACGATTCTACCATCTTAGCAACTAATCAAGGAGCGGTTCGTAGAGGTGCGGCATCGGTGAACATAAAAATCGAACATAAAGATTTTGATGATTTTTTAGAGATTAGAGAACCAAAGGGTGATGTAAACCGTCAATCACTTAACTTACACCAATGTGTAGTAGTGAGTGATAAGTTTATGAAAAAATTAGAAGAAGGAGATCCGGAAGCAAGAAGAAAATGGGGTAAATTACTTCAGAAAAGAAAAGCAACTGGAGAACCTTACATTATGTACAAAGGAAATGTGAACAAAGCAAATCCTGAAATGTACAAAAAGAATGGTTTAAAAGTTCACATGACTAACATTTGTTCAGAGATTGTATTACATACCGATGAGCAACATTCATTCGTTTGTTGTTTGAGTTCCTTAAACTTAGCAAAGTACGATGAATGGAAAGATACTGATTTAGTTTATACATCTACTATCTTCTTAGATGGTGTATTGGAGGAGTTCTTACAAAGAGCTAAGAATATGAAAGGTTTTGAAAATTCAGTTCGTTCAGCAGAAAGAGGCAGAGCCTTAGGATTAGGTGTATTAGGGTGGCATACTTACCTACAACAAAAGGGAATACCATTTGAAGGATTACAAGCCCAATTTGAAACTCGTAAGATTTTCTCACAAATGAAAATAGAAAGTGAGAGTGCAAGTAGAGATTTGGCAGCAGAATATGGAGAACCTCTTTGGTGTAGAGAGAGTGGATTCCGTAATACACATTTAAGAGCAGTAGCACCGACTGTATCAAACTCAAAATTAAGTGGTAATGTAAGTAGTGGTATTGAGCCGTGGGCAGCAAATGTATTCACCGAACAAACTTCAAAAGGAACATTTATTAGAAAAAATCCTGAATTGGAAAGAGTGCTTCGTAAGATTGGTAAAAACAATAAAGAAGTATGGGATCAAATTCTTGCAGATGGAGGTTCGGTACAAGGATTGGATTTTTTAGATGATTGGTGTTTTTCAGGTGATAAATTAGTTGAGTGTAAAGAAGTATCAATTGATGAAAGGGCACATCGATGTAGTTCAGTAAAAGATGTATTCAAAACATTTAAAGAAATTAATCAATTGGATTTAGTAAGACAAGCAGGTGTGAGACAACAATACATCGACCAAGCAGTTTCTCTAAATTTAGCATTTCCTGCAACCGCAGAACCAAAATGGGTTAATCAAGTTCATTTGGAAGCATGGAAACAAGGTGTTAAAACACTTTACTATATGAGAACCGAATCGGTATTAAGAGGTGATATAGCGGCAAAGGCAATGGATCCAGAGTGTGTAAGTTGTGAAGGTTAATAAATTAAAATAAAATAATATGATTAGTGTAAAAAAATTTAGTGCAAGTTGGTGTGGGCCATGCAAAGCCTTAAAGCCAGTTTTTGAAGAAGTGAAAAGTGGTTATTCTAATGTAAAGTTCGAAGATATAGATGTTGATGAAAACTTTGAATTAGCAGCTCAATACGGAGTTCGTTCAGTTCCGACTGTTGTTATTGAAAAAAATGGTGTGGAAGTAAGTAGATTTAGTGGAGTTCAATCAAAATTAGCATATACTAATGCAATTAATGAAAATCTCTAATTCAGTTGGAGATTTCAAAAATTATTATTATATTTGCTAATTAAAAGTTACGATGTATCAAAATATATACTACCAAAGAAATACAAATACTATCCATATATGGGATGATGTAAAGGGATACTTTACAATGCCATATCAACGTTACGCTTTTAAACCTGCGGTAAACGGTGAATGGACATCCATATATGGAGATAAATTAACAAAGGTTTTTAAATACGAAAAAGAAGATTCATCTTTATTTGAATCTGATGTTCCTGAAATAACCAGAGTATTGGTAGATTTATATACCAATTCAGATTTACCCTCCGAAGGGCATAAAGTTCTTACTTTTGATATTGAGGTTGAAATGAATTCTGGTCTACCTGATACTGAAAAGGCAGAAAACGAAATTACATCAATCGCTGTTCATGATTCAGTTGAAGATTTTTATTATGTATTAGTATTAGACAAGAATCGAACAATACAACCATCCAAATCCGGAAATAGATTAGTGGCTCCATTCGATACTGAAAAGGAGATGCTGAATAAATTTTTAGATATATACGAATCTATTTCCCCAACAATTATAACCGGATGGAATATAGATTTCTTTGACGTTCCCTATCTATTTAATCGTCTGAAAAACCTTTTGGGTGAAAGACAAGCAAAAAGATTATCTCCGATTAGAGAGGTATTCTATTCACCTTATAGAAAAAAATGGTTTATTGGTGGAGTATCGGCATTAGATTATTTAGTTCTATATAAAGAATACAATTATACTGAATTAGACAACTACCGATTAGATACGGTCGCAAAGATTGAATTAGGTAGAGGTAAGGTTGAATACACCGGAAACTTGGATGAGTTATTTGAAAAAGATAAAGAAAAGTTTATCGAATATAACTTGGAAGATGTTAGGTTGATTGTAGATATGGATAAGAAGCTACAATTTATCGATTTGTGTAGAGGTATTGCACACGCCGGACACGTTGCCTATGAAGATGTTTTTTTCACTTCACGACCATTAGAGGGAGCACTCTTATGTTTCTTACGCCAAAGAGGATTAGTAGCACCTAATAAAATGAAGAAAGAGGATTCAGATAGAATGATTGATTCTATGAGAGAAACCGGTGGAATCGATGAGAGTGCAAAAGATGAAAAGTTTATTGGTGCGTATGTGAAAGACCCTATCGTTGGTAAATACGATTGGGTATATGACTTGGATTTAACATCTCTTTATCCATCTATTATTATGACCTTAAATATATCACCCGAAACCAAAATGGGTAAGGTTGATAATTGGGATATACAAAGATACTTAAAGGGATTGGATGATTCTTATTCAATACAAGGAAAGCAAATTACAAAAGAAAAGTTCAAAGAGTTTCTCAACGATAGTGGATACTCTATTGCTTCAAATGGTGTAATTTATAGGAATGATAAAATCGGTTGTATTCCTGCAATATTGGATGAATGGTTTCAAAAGAGGGTTGAATTCCGAAAGCTAGAAAAGCAATTTGGAGAAGCGGGTGATAAAGAAAAATATGCATTTTATAAGAAAAGACAATTGGTTCAAAAAATTCTTCTTAACTCACTTTATGGTGTATTAGGATTACCTTCATTTCGTTTTTACGATATTGATAATGCGGAAGCGGTTACGATTACTGGTCAAACGGTAATTAAATCCACCGCCGATATGACTAATATAAAATACAATAAAGAGTTAGGAACAAAGGAAGCAGATTACAACATTTATATTGATACTGATTCAGTATTCTTTTCCGCAGTTCCATTATTAGACCATAGGCATCCTAATTGGAAACAAATGGAAGATAGTGAAGTTGCTAAATTAGTAGATGGTATCGCTGGAGAAACACAGGATTATCTCAATAATTTTTATGATATATTATCTGAAAAATTAATAAATGTTCCAAAAGATAAACATCGTTTTCAGATTAAAAAAGAATTCGTTGCTAGGGCCGGATTATGGATTGCAAAGAAAAGATATGCACAATGGATTATTGCAGAAAATGGAGTTCCGGTAGATAGATTAGATGTAAAAGGTTTAGATGTAGTTCGTTCATCGTTTCCTCAATCATTCAAAGATTTTATGAGGCAAACCCTTATTGATATATTAAAGGGTGAAACAAAGGAAACTATGGATGAAAAGATTATTAATTTCAAAGGTTCACTTCCATTAGTTAAACCATATAACATTGCTAAAAGTAGTTCGGTAAAAGAACTTTCAAAATATACTCCCGCAAAAGGCGCGATGTTCCAATTCCTTAAAGGAACTCCTGCGCATGTTAAAGCTGCTTGGACTTATAATCAATTGTTGAAGCACTTTAATTGTGGGTTTAAATACTCACCTATGAAGAATGGTGATAAAATGAAATGGGTATATCTTAAACAAAACCCATTAGGATTAGAAACAATAGCTTTTAAGGGAGCAGATGATCCGGAAGAGGTAGAATCTTTCATCAAAAATTACATTGATTATGATAAGATTTTTGAGCATGAAATGCAGAATAAATTAGAAGATTTTTATAAAGCATTAGGATGGGGGCATTTACAGTTAAAAATTACAAAATCTGATAAATTTTTCTCATTTTAATTTGGAAAATCGAAATAAAACACATATATTTACAACAATAAAAAATAAAAATTAAAACAATCGTTATGGACAAAAATCGTTTAAGCCGTTTTATCTCAAAGTATAATTTGGCAGGATTAGTTGAATCAGTTTCTTGGAAAGCAGAAAACAAAACATTAACAACCCGTTTTATCTCCGATGATAAGACTGTATTAGGTTCAGTTAGTGTGGTAGATTTCGATTTCGAAGATTCTACTGTCGGTGTTTACAATACAAACACATTAAAAAGTTTATTAGGTGTATTAGGAAATGATGTAAACATCACTTTGAAAAAAGTTGATGAAAAGCCGATTTCATTATCTCTAACATCAGATGCTACAACCGTTCAATACCAATTAGCGGATTTAGCAGTTATTCCAAATGTACCGGATTTAAAACAATTACCAGAGTTCGGTATCAGTATTGATATGGATGGTAATTTTATTGAGAAGTTTATCAAAGCAAAATCAGCGTTGAGTGACATCGATAATTTTACTGTATTGACGGAAAAAGGTAAATTGAAAATTGTTATTGGTTATTCTAACATCAACACTAATAGAGTTGAGTTGGTAGTTAATGATAGTTTCGATGGAGAAGTAAAACCAATTTCATTCTCCGCAAAGTATTTCAAAGAGATTCTTTCTGCTAACAAAGAGGCTAACAAAGCAACATTAAAAGTATCGAAAGAAGGATTAGCAAATGTGGATTTCTCTGTTGATGGATTCACTTCATCATATTTCCTAGTAGAAGTTCAATTATCATAATTTTAAACAATTCAAAGTATGAGTTTTTTCGAACAACAAGAAGAACAAGTTCACTCACTTTGGGTTGAGAAATATAGACCTACAAAGTTAGATGATTATGTAGGTAATGAAAATCTCAAAGCAAAAGTAAAGGGGTATATCGAAAGTGGTGATATACCTCACTTACTTTTCTTCGGTAAAGCGGGGACAGGTAAGACAACACTCGCTAAACTAATCGTAAAAAATATCGAATCCGATGTAATGATTATCAACGCATCTGATGAGAACAATGTTGATACGGTTCGTAATAAAGTGAAAAACTTTGCAAGTGGAGTTGGATTCAAGCCATATAAGATTATTATATTGGATGAGTTTGATTATATGACACCTAATGCACAGGCGTTGTTAAGAAACTTAATGGAAACATTTAGTAAGCATTGTAGATTCATTTTGACGTGTAATTACATAGAGAAAATCATTCTTCCAATTCAAAGTAGATGTCAATCATTTCAAATTGTACCCCCAACAAAGAAAGATGTAGCGGTTCAAATTGCTAAAATTCTAAAAGAAGAGGATATACAATTTAATCCGGCTGATTTAGTTCCTATTGTAGATGGATATTATCCTGATATCAGAAAAATTATTAATACCTGTCAATTAGCTTGTGTTAATGGTGTTTTGAAAACTGATAGTGCTACAATAGTTGATTCTGATTTTCGTATCAAATTAGTAGAAATACTAAAATCAAAAGATGAAGTTAGGAATAAGTTTATGGTAATAAGACAATTAGTAGCTGATAATCGTATTTCAGATTTTACTGATGTTTATTCGTTTCTATATGATAAGTTGGATGATTACGCAAAAGGAAATACTGCAAATGTTATTATTGCATTAGCGGAAGGAACATCAAAAGATGCATTAGTAGTTGATAAGGAGATTACATTTATGGCAACTATTATTTCAGTAATACAATTAGTTAAATAGTGAATGATTTTTTAGTTTATTTATTTGTTGTATTTTCTCAATTAGCGTTAGCCGTATTTAAAGTTTTAGAAATAAAATGGGTAGTTGAAAATGATATAACAAAATCAGTTTTATTATTTAATATACAAACTGCCTTTTGGATTGCATCAACCGCGTATTCAGTAGATAGTTTTTTAAAGGGTGATTGGGTTACAATTATCCTATTTCTTTTATCTGGCTCTATTGGTAAGATAATAATCCTCAAATACTTTAAGAAAAAAGAAAAGTTTTAATGTGCGGAATAATAGGAGGTAATTGGTTTACATCAATAAAGCAAACCAAAGACCATTTACAAAAAATAATTCATAGAGGTAGAGATGCTTCTATTGTAGATGTAATTGATGACATCTATGTAGGGCATAACCGCCTTTCAATACAAGACCTTTCCTCAACTGCGAATCAACCAATGTGGAATGAAGATAAGACGGTTTGTATTGTATATAATGGGGAACTTTGGGATAGCGTTGAAACTAAAGAATTGAAGTCATCTCTAAAAACAAAGTTCAAAACTAAATCTGATACTGAAATAATTTTAAACGCATATTGTGAATTTGGAACTAAATCATTTGAGTTATTAGATGGTATGTTTTCATTTGCAATAGTTGATACTAAAATAGATAAGGTATTTGTAGTTAGAGATTATGTAGGTGAACTTCCACTTTGGTATGGGATTGATAACGATGGTAAGTTAGTATTTTGTTCCGAAAAGAAAGGCCTTCCACTTACTGATTTATATGATACACAAGTAAAGGCAATTTATCCTGGTACTTATTTAGAATATAATTACAAAACATTAGAACATTCAGCCCAAACTTATTACAAACTTCCAACTGAAATAATAAATGATGATAGAGAAACTATTGTCAATAACATTAGAAAAATGTTAGAAGAAGCCGTAAAAGTAAAGATGGTTTCAGATGTTCCCATTTGCACAATTCTAAGCGGTGGTATTGATTCAGTAATTACAACTTATATACTTTCGCGTATTAAGCCTGACATTGAGGCATTTGTAGTTTCAATGGGAGATGGTGATACAAAGAACGATGATATAAAATATGCACGAATTGCTGCAAAAGAATTCGGTGTTAAGTTGCATGAAATTATATTGACTGAAAAAGATGTAGAAGATGCAATTGAAGAAACACTTTATGTGATTGAACAAAGTAGATGGCAAAATGTTGGTTCAGCGATTGCACAAATAGCCCTATCCAAAAAAATAAATGAGTTAGGATTTAAAGTTGTGTTTAGTGGAGACCTTTCAGATGAGATATGGGGAAGTTATGGACATATTCAGGCGTTTCATTGGAGACCGGAAGATTACGATAAGGCAAGAAGAAAGTTAGTAGAAGATGTTCATAAAACAAACTTTCTAACAACGAACCAATCTATTATGTGGGGTGGAACCGTAGAGGTTAGAACTCCTTATAGTTGGAGACCGTTTGTAGAATATACACTAAACATTCCACCCCTTTATCAAAAAGAAGGTGGACATATGAAACCCTTATTAAGAGCAGCATTTAAGGGAGAGATTTCAGATGAACTTCTTTATAGACCTAAGGTTTACTTTGCAAAAGGCTGTAGAACCGGTGATATGATGGAACTTCGTAAAGATACTTTGAAATCTCAATTAAAATCCTTATATTCGTATAAGAATGATATACTACTTAATAAATTTTTCTCAATAAATGGTTAGAATACTTAATATACAAAATGAGGGTGATGAAATGGATGCAGCCATCAGAGAAGCAATGGAAATAATTGATTTATATCCAAAAGTATTTCCCCATTTGGCTGGACAAGGATTTAAGTTGAAAAAATACTTTAATAAACCTAATGGTGGTGTAGTATTGCAAGATGGCGTAGTTATAACCTTTGAGAAAAGCAAGGGTAATTCTAAGATTGCAAGAAAGACATTTGCTAGAAAGAAAAAAGGTGATATGATTATTCACCAAATAGCATCAAAAGAAAGAAATGGTTCTGCTCAAAAAGTATTTAATCAGTTTGTAGAGTATTGTAAATCAAAGCAATGTGAAAACATTATTCTATCAGTTAGAACTGCAAACGAAACAGCTAGAAAATTTTACGAAAGAAATGGGTTTGAATTAGTAGATGAAAATAGTGAAATGTGGCATGGTAAAAAAGAAGGATTTATTTCTGGCTCAATTTATAAGTTGAGATTACCGGCTCATAAAAATATAGAAACCATCATTGATAATAAAAAATATAACTTTATAAGAAATGTATTTAGATTATTTCGACAAATTTAAGGGAATGACTCCTTACTTACACATAGGTAAAGAGGAGTGGACGTATATAAAAAATACATTCGATATTAATGATGTTAAGGAAACATTGGCCGACATTCTTATGGAATACCCAATACCTTACGCACAAATTTCTGATGCAGAAGTATTAGATGCGTATAAGAAATTAAAAGGTACATGGTGGGCTGACATTCTTAAAGAAGGAGAATGGTTTCCACGAAAAGCATCAGAAAGCAGATACCCAATAACATTTAGAGGTAAACAACAATACTTCAGTAGAAATAATGTTGGTAATGAATCCTCTAATTTTTTCCAACAGGCAAATCGTTGGAGTGTAGACGGTACCGTTTCACCTGGCCCAAAAAGAACTTGGGAAACAAGAGAGTTTATGGTTTCACTTATGGGTGGATTATATACTCTTAAATTTGATGAGATAGATAGAAACTCTTTGAGAACTTGTTTAGGTTTAAGAAAATACATTTGTGCACAATTTAAACCTAATGTGGCAAAGGCATTATACGATTATCTTAAAGTAGAGAATGTATTAGATTTTTCAGCAGGATGGGGAGACCGTTTAGCGGGATTCTATGCAAGTGAAACCGGAAAGCATTATGTAGGCGTAGACCCTAGAAAAGAAAATCACCCGATATATCGTCAGCAAGCAGATTGGTATGAAAAACACCGAACATTTTTTGAAATAGAAAAGAAAGCAGATTTTCATTGCTCACCTGCCGAAGATTTAGATTTTTCACAATATACCGACCATTTTGATATAGTATTTACATCACCTCCTTACTTTAATGTTGAGAGGTATTCTTATGATGATACTCAAAGTTGGGTAAGATATAAATCTATTGATGCATGGAATGAACAATTTTTACATAAAGTAATTCATAACTTATGGCCAACTATTCGTAAAGGAGGTTATTTGGCAGTGAACATTGCAGATGTTTATGCTAAATCAAATGATAGAGAAAAGGGTTATGTTGAAATTACAAACCCAATGAATGATTATATCCAAACATTAGGTGCGGAATACGAAGGATGTTTGGGCATGGAGATGGCAAAGAGACCTGGTTCAGCAGGAGCGGGGGCAATTATTGAAGGTGATGAAGACCGTTATACCGAAGAGGCATTAGAAAAAGCAAAGGAAGCGGAAGGTAAAAGATTTTGTGAACCTATTTGGATATGGAGAAAACTATAAAAGAATACTTTAGTAAGTTTTATGATATGAAACCATACCTCACTATTGATGAGGAGGAGTGGGCATATATTTTAAAAACTTATGATAAAGAAGAAATTATAGAAACCCTATCAGAAGTCTGTCATACATATCCATTACCTATACCGGTTTATACTAATGAAGAGGTATTAGAAGATTACAAAAAATTAAAAGGAACTTGGTGGCCTGATATATTGATTGAAGGTAATTGGTTTCCTCGTAATGGTAGAGAGAGTAAATACCCACTTACATTTGATGGTAAGTTTATGTATTTCAAAAAGTATACCGTTGGTAATAAAGCATCCAATAAATTCCACGTAGAGAACCGATATAAAGTTGATTGGGTAAGAGGCCCATCCGGTTGGAGAACGTGGCAGACAGTTGAAGGAATAAAGACCATTGTAAGAGCATTCTTTACATTAGATAAGGTTTTAACTGATGTAAGCATTAATACCTTAAAGATGGCGATGAATTTGAGAAAATATGTAGCATCTCAATTCAAACCAAATGTTGCAAAAGCACTTTACGATTATTTTAAATCCGAATACATTTTAGATTTTTCGGCAGGATGGGGTGATAGATTTGCAGGATTTTATGCGGGTGATAATACTAAACATTATGTTGGTATAGACCCGAACTTAAATAATCATCAACACTATCTTTTGCAAGAAGAATACTATAAGTTTAATCAAACATTTTTTGAGAGTGAAAAAAGAGCTACATTTATTCCACAACCGGCGGAAGATGTAGATTATTCGGAATATGAAAATTATTTTGATACAATTTTTACTTCACCACCTTACTTCAATACTGAAAGGTATTCAGATCACGATACTCAATCTTATTTGAGATATAAAAAAATAGATGATTGGAATACTAATTTTTTACATAAGGCATTAGAGAAAATGATTCCGACTTTGAAGAAGGGTGGAATCTTAGCCGTAAACATTTCAGATGTGTTTTCTGCACCTGATGGTGGGTATGTAGATATAACCAACGCTATGAATGATTTCCTCCATTCTAGGGGGTTAAAATATAGAGGGTGTATTGGCATGGAAATGACGAAAAGACCCAACAGCGGAGGTGCTGGAACTGCCGTAAGTGATTATTATTCAGATGATTCAAAGAAGCAAGCGGAAGAAGGAAAAAATCAAGCATTTGGAGAACCAATATGGATATGGGAAAAATAGATAAAGTTATATTATGGGGTTGTTCTATCAGTTATGGATTAAATGCTGATAAGAATAAAATCTATGGGCAAAGAATTGCTGATTGGTTAGGAGTTCCACTAATTAACCTATCAATTAGTGGTGCAGGTAATATAGTAGGGAGTAATACTCTAATGAATAAACCAATAGAATTTTATAAGAATAGTTTGGTATTATTTCAGACTACATATTTCGAAAGACAAATAGATAAAGACCTTATTCCTAATCCTTTTTATGGTAATAGATTTTTTAAAGAAGTAAACTCTAATAGCTTTAGGGTTGATGATTTTAGAGAAGAGTATGGGGAAAAGGAAGAGATTTTAAGAATAGATGATTGGGTAGGTTATTGGACTGAATACGAAAATTTCTACAATAGAAAGTATTGGCATTACAAAAAAGATTTTGACCACACAAAATGGGTTGATTATCTAAAAGAGTTATTTAAACAAAACAGTTATTCGATTTATTTAGTTCACAAATGGTTTGAAAAAAATGAGATAGAACACTTATTCTTTGATATACCAATTCCTATTATGGGATATAAACTAAATTACAAAGATTATTATGTAGGGAATTCTACATTTTTCGCTAAATCGATGGTAAGATTTTTGACAGAGGAAAGTGAAATTAAAAATTGCTTTTATAACACTTTTAAAGATGAAAACTTTTTCTTCATCGATGAGATAGATGAAAAAAATAAAATAACTGATGTTCTAATTGAACCATTATATAGTGGTAATGATACAACTATATGGAAAGAATGGTTAATGCCGGATAGACCTTATGGAACTCCCGATCCGTGTCATCCTAATGAAAATGGACACGAAAAAATATTTGAAGTATTAAAAAGAAACATTAAAAAATAAAAACAAAAACTATGGCACAAATTTTAGGAAACCAACAATTACCACCTCAGCCAAAAATAGATTGGTCACAGGCACAGGATTTTAATTGTTCAAATTGTGGAGGTGAGTATTTTATCTCCGCAGCTATTATTAAGAAATTTTCAAAATTGGTAACCGGGACAACAAAAGATGCGGTATTACCATTTGATATATTGATATGCGGAAGTTGTGGAAAGCCCGTTGATGAGTTGATACCCGCAGAACTTAGAAAACCAAAACAAGAAAAGCAAGAAGTTAAGACACCTCCTCCACAAGAACCTCAAAGTAATTTAACATTAGAATTGTAGTAGAGTATGAAAGTATTATTTGTTTGTGCATTAAAAGAAGAATCAGATGGATATGATACTTTGTTTGATTATCCGATTATTCATACTGGCGTTGGAAAGATAAACGCTGGATATAAAACGGCTATGGGCATATTGGAACACAAACCTGATTTAGTTTGTAATTTTGGTAGCTGTGGGAGTTTTAGTATGGATAAGGGTATGTTATTAAAGGTTAAAGATGTATATAATGGTGATATGGATGCAGAACCATTAGTTCCCTATTCTATCACCCCTTTCGACCAGGATGGGGATTATTTAGAGATTGAAAATGAAGGAGTTAGCTGCTTCACATCCGAAACCTTTATTACGAAGGAAAAGGTTAAAAACTTTCCCCCTAAAAAGTTGGAATTGTTAAATAAATGTAGTATATTTGAAATGGAATTATACTCAATTACGAGAGTTTGCAAAGAGTTCAAAATACCGATAGTTTCTTACAAATGGGTAAGTGATGATGGTGGGATGGATGATTGGGAAAAAAACTGCAGAATTGGGTATTCTCAATTTAAATTAGAATTTTATAACAAATATATTGCTGGATAATGGCTAAAACGCTTTTCGACCATCTTAACGCTATAACAAAAGACCAAGATCCTAATTACTTCGATAAATTATCCGAAGAAGATTTAAAGACTTGGAGTAATTATATGATTCATAGATTTCTTTCTATGAACTATGATTTTGTAGAAACCATTGCCCAATTTCAACCATTAACTCAAACAATGGAGCCTAAACTTTACTATCTTTTTATGATAGGAGTTTTACCGAAAGGAAAGCAATACCTTCGTTATATTAAGGGAAAGAGTGAGGAATCTGCTAATGAAAAATTAGTAGAATTGATTATGGTAGAATACAATTGTTCAAAAAATACAGCAATTGATTACTACAACATTCTCACTCATATCAAAGAAGGTGATGAATACTTCACTTACTTAAAAACAAAGTATGGAGAAGTAGAAAAAGAAAAAAAATCTACAAAAACTAAAACCAAAAAGAAATAATGGCAAGAGTATCTTTTTCTCAATATTCAATGTGGACATCTTGCCCTCAACAATATAAGCTATCTTATATTGATGGGCTATCTATTTCAAATGCTAACATACATTTGATTTTCGGAACAGCAATGCATGAAACCTTACAAAAGTTTTTAGATGTAATGTATAATGCAACTAAATCATCGGCGTTGGCAATGGATTTGGATATGTTGTTGAAAGATAGATTAGTTGAAAACTTTAATAAAGAAAAAGAAAAGTTAGGAGAGAATGAATTTCCTTGCACAAAAGAAGAGTTAGAAGAATTCTTCGGTGATGGTAGAAAGATACTACAATACTTTAAAAGTAAATTAGTATTGTTCTTTTCTAAAAAGGGATATGAATTGGTGGCAATAGAATTACCACTTAATATGCCTATTAAAGAGAATGTGCACTTTATTGGATTTGTCGATATTATTATCAGAGAAATTGCTACAAAGAAAATTACCATCATAGATTTTAAAACATCAACTGCCGGTTGGAATAAATACCAAAAGGCAGACCCGATTAAGAACGCACAAATCTTATTATACAAAAAGTTTTACGCTGAAAAGTATAAGATAGATGAGGATAAGGTTAATGTAGAATTTCATATCCTTAAAAGAAAAGTTAAGGAAGATGCTGATTATCCAATTCCTCGTATTTCAAAGCACGTTCCTGCGAGTGGTAAACCTTCTATCAATAAAGCATGGAAAGGGTTTATGGATTTCGTAGAGAGTGTATTTGATGAAGAGGGAAAATATAAAGATGTAGATTATCCAACTAACAAAGGGAAGCAGTGTGATTGGTGTGAGTTTAAGGAGAGAAAAATTTGTTCATTGTGGAGTTAATTAAAGGAATACTATGGGGAATAATTGGCCAAATTACATCTTTTTTACAACTACAAGGTAGTATAAAATTTGGATGGTTTCAAAAATACCCATTATTGATTATAATAAGTGCAATGCCAGGAATGTGGTTCTATCTAAAATCGGTAAACCATTTAGTAAACGCATTTGATGGAGCATTATGGCCCTCCCGTCTAATTGGATTTGGAGTGGGTATAATAGTATTCGTATCTCTTAGCATACTAATTTTTAGAGAACCTATTACCGTAAAAACATTCATTTGCTTAATTTTGGCTTCCGCCATATTAGGGATACAAGTTTTTTGGAAATAATTATCTTTTTGGAAAAAAAATATATATATATTTATATATACAAAAGATAATAATATGGATGTTAAACTAACGAGTGTAAAGATTCTTAAAGATCTTTATTCGCAATTCAAAAGGGTTACAATTGATGACAAAATGAGTTTACAAAAATTAGTAAATCGTTCTCTCACAATGTATGTAGAAGACCCAAACTTTAAAAACAAAATTGATTCATTTTCAGAATTACAAATTTCTGGTTCACAGTTTTAATTTATGAATAATAAAAAAACAATTCTTCTTCTATCAGATGATTTAAGAATGCATAGTGGTATAGCTACTATGTCAAAAGAAATAGTTTTAGGTTCCGTAAGCAAATACAATTGGATTCAGGTTGCAGCAGCCGTTCAACATCCCGAAGTTGGGAAAATAATTGATGTATCCGATGATGTAAAAAAGCATAGTGGTGTTGAAGATGCTAGTGTAATACTTTATCCTAATAGTGGATATGGTAATGCGGATTTAATTAGAAACCTATTATCTAAACACAAAATAGATGCTATCCTACATTTTACCGACCCTCGTTATTGGATTTGGTTGTATGATATGGAGCATGAAATTCGACAAACTTGTCCAATTTTCTTCTACCATATTTGGGATGATTTGCCAGATCCACACTACAATAGAGATTACTATGAAAGTTGTGATTGGTTGGGTTGTATCTCTAAGCAAACTTATGGCATTGTTAAAAGAACCGGTGCATTACAAAATGGGAAAACTTGGAAGCCGTTGGAAGATTGGCAAGTAAGTTATGTTCCACATGGTGTATCAAAATTGTATAAACCATTAGAAGATAGTAGTGATGAGTTGAAACAAAAACTATTTGCAGGTAATGATTACGAATTCGTAGTTTATTGGTCAAATAGAAACATTCGTAGAAAACAACCATCAGATGTTATTTGGGCATTCCAAAAGTTTTTAGATAAATTACCGGAGGAAAAGAGAAAGAAGGTGATGTTATTGATGCATACACAGCCGGTCGATGAAAATGGAACTGATTTAGTTGCCGTTGCAAAAAGATTAGCACCTGATGCAGAAATTAAATTTTCAACGAATAGATTATCTACCGAACAAATAAATCAATTACTAAATCTTTGTGATGTATCGGTGAACATTGCCGGTAATGAAGGATTTGGCCTAACGACTTGTGAAGGTATAATGGCAGGTGTTCCATCTATCTTATTAGTGACAGGTGGTTTGCAAGACCAATGTGGATTTAAATTGGATGGAAAGTTATTAACCGCAGAAGATTATGTTAAGATTGGTTCTTTGCATGATTGGAGAGAATGGGAAGATAAAGTAGAGCATGGAGAATGGGTTAAGCCATTGTGGGCAAGGGCTCAAAATATGAACGGTTCAGTTCCAACTCCTTACATCATAGATGATAAAATAGATGTATATGAATTAGCAGATGCATTTAAGTATTGGTATGACATTCCGAAAGAAAAAAGGAAAGAAATGGGATTAAAAGGTAGAGAGTTCATCCTTTCAGAAAACGGATTCTATTCACAAAGAATGGCGGATGAAATGGTTAAAGGGATGGAAAGGGCCTTTGAAAATTGGAAACCAAAAGAAAGATTTGAATTATATAAAATAAAATAAGTTACGAATGGCTAAACCATTTTTATTATATCAAGCTCCAATAGCGACTAGGAGTGGATATGGAGATCATGCAAGAGATTTACTCAAATCATTTAGAGATTTAGATTATTATGACATTAAGATTGTTTCAACGAGATGGGGAGCAACCCCTATGGATCAACTTAATCCAAACGATGAATTTCATAAATGGATACTAGATAATATTGTTGGTGAAATAAATATACAACCTGATGTATATGTTCAGATGACAGTTCCAAATGAATTTCAACAAGTAGGAAAATTTAATATAGGGGTTACCGCTGGAATTGAAACGACTGTAATACCGAAGGATTGGGTTGATGGGTGTAACCGAATGGATTTGGTTATTACAACTTCACAGCATTCTAAATCAGGTATAGCTGGGACACAATGGACAGAAAGGGATAAAACCACTCAACAGGTAATAACCGAACATAGAGTTTCAAAGCCGGTAGAAGTTTTATTTGAAGGAACTGATTACAAAGAGTTAGATGGTTTGGATAAATTAGATTCTATTAAAGAAAACTTTTGTTTCTTATTCGTAGGCCATTGGTTACAAGGAAATCTTTATCATGATAGAAAAGATGTAGGCGGAATGATTCAAACATTTCTTTCTGCATTTAGTAGAACGAAGGGTGAGAAACCTGCCCTAATACTCAAAACCTCATCAGCGGGATTTTCAATTAGAGATAGAGAAGAAATTCTCCGAAAAGTTGAAGAGGTAGCATCTCAGGTTAAGAGTGATGTTTCAATTTATCTTATACATGGTGATTTAACACCTGATGATATGTGGAAGTTATATAATCATCCAAAAGTAAAAGCGACTATCTCATTTACACATGGTGAAGGATTTGGAAGACCTCTATTAGAATTTAGTATGACAGGAAAACCAGTAATAAGTAGTGGTTGGAGTGGTCAATTAGATTTTCTAAATGATAAACAATCAGTATTATTAGATGGTGAATTAAAAAATGTAGACCCATCAGCTTCAAATCAATTTTTATTACCTGAATCACAATGGTTTTATGTAAATTATAGTAATGCGGCTTTCAAATTAATTGATGTGTTTAATAATTATGATAAATACCTCTCCGAATCTAAAAAATTAGGTAGGGATAATATAAATAAGTTTTCACATAATAAAATGACAGAGGCCCTAAAAGGTATTTGTGATAGACATATAAAGGTTGCAAAGCATGTTGATTTAATACTACCAGAATTCTAAAAAATGGCAGAATCTAGGATATATCTACCTCTATGGGGAAAATTGTTTAAGACAAGTAGAAAGGTTTCGACAACTATTATGAAACCTGGTAATTTTTACAAAATACAAGTTTATAAATATGCGGACCCATCTCAAACAAAAGTTTTGGCAGGATTAGATACTACTTACATTTTTTTAATAGGAAAATTTAGAGGTAAAGATGAAAAAGGTATGATTCATTACTATTTTCCTGCACTAAAATTAAAGCATGTAAATCCTCGTAATTTCTTTTATGCATTAGAAGCGGCTACTGATTCAATTAGTGAACAAAAAATTGATGAAGCAGAAGAGTTTAGATTTCTTTTAAGACAATTTCCATTAGATGGTAAACCTCTATTTACAATCTTAAAAAAGAAACCTTTAATATACGATGGTAATTATAGAGAATACAAAATGGCTTCAATAAGATCAGTTGAAGAAGTTGAATTAACTAAGTCTTATATAAAATCAAAAATGATTAGAGGTTATACTAATAAAGAGAAAATTGATGAGGAGAAGAAATTAGAAAAACCTAAACAAACTCCACAGGAGTTAAAAAAGGAAGAGAAGGTCGAAAAGATAATAAAACAAAAAGAAATTAATTTAGAACCACCGCCTGAGAGTATTGCGGAAAAAATAGAAGTAATTAATCAGACATCACAACCAAACACATAGTTATGACATCTAAAGAATTTGTCCTTTGGTTAAAAGGATTTACCGAAGGAGTGCATGAATTTAATGTTACTCCGAAACAATGGGATTTATTAAAAGATAAATTGAAAGAAGTAAGTGATGAACCGAAAATAGGAACTCCAATTGGAGAAGGTGGATGGGGAACGCCCAATACAACACCTGTATGGCAACATCCACATTATGTAGACCCATACCACCCATATAGGATAACGTGTCAACCGGATACAAATGGTACAACACTAACATCATCTGGTAGTGGTGGAACTATTGTAGCTACGCCTGGATATGGTTCTATTACATACTCTAATCCACCATTTGGATTTGGAAGTACATCAACTGCATATGGTTATCCGAGTGGTAGTGCTTGGAGTTATACAAATTCAACAAATAATAAGCCGGTTCAATCGGAAGAACATTCTGAAAAACACCACAACGAAGATTAAGTATGAAAATAAGTTACGCTATAACTGTTTGTAATGAGTTAAAAGAACTCACCTCATTAATTAACTTTCTCCTCGTGCGTATAGATAGCGAGGATGAGGTTGTTATTCAATATGATAGTGAATCAGTTACAAAAGAAGTTGTGGATTATCTCAATATAATTAGTGATATACAAAAACAAATTAAGATTATATCATTTCCTCTTAATAAAGATTTTGCATCCTTTAAAAATAATCTAAAAGAACATTGTGAAGGAAAATACATTTTTCAAATTGATGCAGATGAAGAACCATCGGAAATTTTATTAGAGAGATTAAAACAAATTCTGACTATAAATGAAGTTGATATAATTTTTGTTCCAAGAGTGAATACCGTAGAAGGATTAACTCAATCACATATTCAAAAATGGGGTTGGAAAGTTGATGATAAAGGTTGGGTAAATTGGCCTGATTATCAAACTCGTATTTACAAAAATACCGAAGAAGTTCAATGGCATGGAAAAGTGCATGAAAGAATAACCGGATACACAACTTTTACAAATTTCCCATCAGATGAAAATTACTCACTATATCATCACAAGGAAATAGAAAGACAAGAAAAACAAAACGATTTTTACGATAAAATTTAATAATATGAAAAAAGAAATTCTAATTGTAGTCCCATCTAGAAGTGGTGATAGCAAAAGATTCCCTAATGTAGATAGGTTTATAGAAAATTGGAAGGAAAATACCGAAGGGTTTAGTGATTTATGTATAGCATTAGATGATGATGATTCACATCAGTATCCAATTAGAGACGGTGTTATATACGAAATTAATCCACGTATTAGAATGATTCCAACACTTAATCAAATTGCTTTGAAATATGCCAACCAGTATAAATGTATAGCATTTTTTGGAGATGACCATATTATTAAAACAAAATGGGAATCAAAATTTTTACAATTTTTTGAAGAAAATAATAATATAGGAATAGCTTACGGTAATGATTTGTTACAAGGAGCTAAACTACCTACCGCAGTTTGCCTAACATCTAACATAATTAATCAATTAGGATTTATGGTGCCGAATTTTCTGATTCATATGTATGCAGATAATTTCTGGTTAGATTTGGGTAATAGTTGCCAAATTATAAAATATTTTGATGATGTTGTATTTGAACATATTCATCCTGATAATGGTAAAGCGGAAAGAGATTCACAGTATGTTGATGCGGCTTCGGTGGCATATATTGACCAACAAAAATATATGGATTATAGAAGAGGATTTGATTTCTTAAATGATGTAAATAAAATTAAAGATTTAATTGAAGAATAATGGGATACTCGCAACACAATGAAGATGAATTAATCTTATCACACTTAAAGGAATTTAATTTAGAAAGAGGCGGAACGTTTTTAGATGTTGGTGCAAATGATGGTGTAACATATTCAAATTCAAGATTATTTATTCAGAATTACGAGTGGGAAGCGGTGTTGATAGAGCCTACTACCGATTGTGTTAATAAATTAAATGAATTGTATAAAGAAAATGATAAAGTAACTATATTCGATTATGCAATAGATTTAGAAGAGGGTGAGAAGGAAATTTATTTAGGTTCTCTGCATAATGAAGGTGTTAATCAAATTTCTACATTAAACCATATTGATAAAAATTATTGGGAAACGAATAGAGGTGTTCGTTATAATAGTGAAATAATTAAAACTACTACTCTTTCAAACATTCTTAAAAAAGTAAAATATAAGGATTTTGATATAGCAAGTATAGATGTTGAAGGGAATGATTTAATAGTTTTGAATCAGATGATAGATGAAAATATATTCCCAAAGTTTATCATATTTGAATATAATGGTAATACCCCTATTTTACAAAACGCTATAAATTCACTAAATCAAAAATATGATATAATATTTGATAACCTGATAAATGTAATTTTTAAATTAAATTTATGAAAGTTTTATTGAGTTGTTTAAATGTAAATGGATTAGGGGGAAGTGAATTATATCATTATGAATTAGCCAGAGAATTAAATCTATTAGGAATCGATGTAACCCTTTTTACTTTAAGAGACATTGATAGGGGTGATTTAGTAAGAAGAAAATTAGAGGAGAATAATGTTAAACAATGCGACTTACATAATATAGATGTAAATCAAAATTACGATTTAATAGTAGCAAGCCAGCCAGAGGTAAACCAATTTATATTAAAATACTTTAATAATAATATACCGAAAATAAGCATTATACATTCGGAAATAAGAAGTGAAACTCCTATTTTGAATAAAGGAATAAATCACTATATCGCTATAAGAGAGCCAATTAAAAAATCATTAATAGATAATTATAAAATTAATCCAACTGATATATCACTAATTTATAATCCCATAGATAGAGATAGGTTTAATGATAAAGATAAATCAAAGTATAGTAAGAAAACAGGAATATTTGTTGGAGAAGTTTTAGATAATATAAGATTTAAAGCAGTCTCCCATTTAGTAAAAAACTGTATAGATAAAGATTGGGATTTATATTTGATGAGCGAAAGCAAATATAATTTTAACCACCCCAACATCAAATACATAGATAAAAGATGGGATACTGAAAACGTAGTAAAAAATATGGATTTTACTGCGGGAATTCTTTTAGGGAGAACAACATTAGAAGGTTGGTGTTGTGGAGTAAATGGGTATATGTATATTATTAATCAAAATGGTGACATTGTTTCAATTGATATAAATAAACCTGAAAACATAGAAGAACTATGTGATTCAAAAAATGTAGCAAAACAGCACATTGAATTATACAATAAAATAATACGATGAAAATATTAATAACTGGACATTTAGGATTTGTAGGAAGGTCTTTTTTAAAATACTTTGGTGATAAAAATGAAATTATAGGAGTAGATTTAAAAGAAGGAAATGATTGTAGAGATTATTTTAAACAATCTTCTGAGGTCTTTGATTTAATCATACATTTGGCTGCAATTGTAGGTGGAAGAGAAACAATTGAAAAAGAACCATTATCAGTTGCTACCGATTTATCAATTGATTCGGAATTTTTCAATTGGGTGATTAAAACAAAACAAAAGAGAGTTGTATATTTTAGTAGTAGCGCGGCATATCCAACATATTTGCAACATCCAGATTCTAAATATAGATTAAAAGAAAGCGATATTAATTTAGATGATATAAGATTACCTGATTACACTTATGGTTGGTCTAAATTAACAGGTGAATACTTGGCAAAATTCGTTAAAGAAAGTGGAACTAAAGTTTATGTATTCAGACCATTTAGTGGATATGGCGAGGATCAAGATTTAACATATCCATTCCCCTCATTTATTGATAGAATTAAAAGAAAGGTTGATGAATTTGAAATATGGGGTGATGGAACGCAAGTAAGAGATTTTATTCATATGGATGATATAGTGGAGGCAGTTATGACAGTTGTTGATAATGATGTTGAATTAGATGCCTTAAATTTAGGGTGTGGTATTGCAACTCCTTTTAATGAATTGGCAAAAACGATGTTTCAAATAAGTGGCCATACTCCATCAAAAGGAATAAAGCATTTATTAGAAAAACCGATTGGAGTATCTTATAGAGTTTGTGACCCAACATTATTTAATTCAATCTACAAACCAAAATATACTTTGGAAGAAAGAATTGAAATAATACTAAATAAAAAGTAATTATGAACATTTCTACATTAGTAGGGTTAAAAAATAATTTGGATTATTCTCAAAAATTCTACAAAAGGTTTAGAGAAATATATCCTAATGAAGAATTATGTTTTGTAAGTTATGGTTCTAACGATGGGACACATGAATGGTTGGATTCCCTAAACGATGTTAATCTAAAATACTTTTATTCAGATGATAAAAAAACATTTTCGGATACATTTAATAAGTGTGCCGAAATCGCTACAAAAGAATTCATAGTATTTTGTCATAATGATATAGTGATGTTAGGGGGTTGGTTAGAAAATATAGAAAAACACCTTAACAAATCTACCGCAGTTTCATACACAACAATTGAACCTCCTATATTTGCGGGACATGATAGACCAGGTAAAATTATTAAAGATTTTGGGTTAGAGTTTGATGAGGTTGATTATGTAGGTTTAGAAAAATTTGTAAAAGAAACTCAATCTCAATACAAAGATAAAACATCAAACGGTTCTGCATTTTTTATAGCCCAACATAGAGGTATATATCTTTCAATAGGTGGTATGGATAATTTATATTCACCGATGTTTTGTGAAGATGATGATATATTATATCGATTAGAATTATTAGGTATTAAAACTATTGTAAGTTTAGATAGTATTGTATATCATTTTGTTTCAAAGACATCAAGATTTTCGGAAGAACATAAGAACAATACAAAGATTATAGAAAATAAATCTATACTTAATAAAGTTAGAAAATGGGGAAGATTGAGTTTAGATAAGAAATCTCACACATACGATGTTGGGTTAATTATATCAAATTGTAATGCTGAATTATTGAAAAGTGTTGAACCTTTCGTTTCTAATTTATATGTTGATTGTGATTTTATTAATGTGATAGGAGAGCAGCAAATAGATACAAAAATAAACTTATCCAAAAAAATTAAATCAATTAATTGTGTAAGAGAAAATGATATAATGATACTGGTTAAAGATGTCACTAAATTCAATAATGATGATTTTTCTCTTTTAGCTAATATATCTTCATTTATTTCTAATGAGCAAGTGCGAGTTGGGAGCACATTCGATTTTCAAAATTTTACATTTAATGTAAAGAATAAAAATACTTACGAACACAAATTAGTAAGTACAAAATCTGATTATTATTTAGACAAATGTATTTAATTTCTTTAAGAGGTAATATATTCGGTGTAGAAGAAAAAAAGGAAAATAAACCTTTTCAGATACAAGAAGTAATTAGAATGGGATTACATTGTTGGGTAGATGTTTGGTGGCATAATAATGAATTCTATTTAGGAACTAATGAACCCTACTATCCAATAAAGCCAACATTTTTGAATATGTTTGCTCTTTGGTGCAATGCGAAAAACTTTGAAACTCTTATTAAATTAAAAGAACAACGAGCTCCACATTATTTTTATTATACCGGTGAGCCTACACTTACAAATACCGAACATTTTATTACCGATACTCTTTTTGACGTAGGATTAGAGGATACTCTATTATTGACGGAAGATTATGATTCAATAAATCTACCTTTAAAAGGTATTATATCCGAAAACATAGGTTCGTTTCAGATAAGTTAAAAAAGATAATCATATATTTATGTATATGAGTTGGTCTACCAAATACAAAAATAGTATTGATTGTGATAATCCAAAAGGATTTTCTCAAAAAGCACATTGTGCAGGTAGAGAAAAAAATGAAGATTTGGTATCAAATACAAAAAATAAAGTGATAAATTGGCTTGAAAAAACAAAGCATTTCGTAAAAAATAATTGGGAAGAATTTAAAAGTGCTACCGATAGGGAAAAGAAAGAAACAATAGTTGCTCTACATATATTCCAACGAATGATTATGGGAGAGGAAGTATCGGAAGCAGAAAAAAGATTTTTAAAATCACAATCTAAAGATGTTGTGAAAATACTATTTTTAGTTTCATTTAAGTTTGTTCCATCTCCAATTCCAATAACTCCTATAACAATTTATTTGGGTAAGAAAGTTGGTATTAATATATTACCATCATCACATTCACTTACGACAAATGAAGACCTTAGAAAATGGTTTGGTAAAGGTAAGTGGGGTGGTAAAGGTGGCGGAGGCTGGGATAGATATAATAGTAAAGGAGAGAGAATAGGAAAATGTGGTGCAGGAGAAGAAGGAGAAGCCTATGCTGCATGTTTAAGTTCTGCAGCAGCAGATAAATTAGGTAAAAAAGGTAGAGCTAATTTTGTTAATAGAAAGAGAGCCGCGCAAAAAGCCGGAGGAGATGCTAAAAAAGGCGGTGAAAAGACAGATGGTGATAAGCCAATAAGAGTAAGATGGGATAAAAGTGGTAAAAAAGATTTCAACCCTCCCGCATAGTTCTAATATAAAAAAGATATATTTATATACAATATGAATATGAAAGAAAATATTACTTTATTTTTGGAAAAGAATGTTCCCACTAACCCCTCAAAGTGGCAATACTATGTATCACAGGCAAAGAAGAAATTCGATGTTTACCCATCTGCGTATGCTAATGGTTGGGCTGCCAAACAATACAAAGCGGCCGGAGGAGGTTGGAAAACCGAAGGAGAAGAACCTCAGCATGTTGCGCAAGGTTTACCACAAACAAAAGAATTAAAGGGGAAGTTGATTGGTGAAAAGCTGATGACCTACTTTAATGAAATTGGGTTAAAACACGCTCTTTATCAAAACGAAAATGGAGATATAAAGGTAATAGGATTAAATAAGGAGCAGGTAAAAGAGGCGATAAATAAAGTAGTAGAGGGATATAAAAATCTAAAGGAATCAGAGCAAGGTGATAAAATACAAAACCTTAATAATAGAATAAAAGCATTACAAAGTAAACTTTCAGCTACAAAATCACCTGAACAAAAAAAATTATTTCAAGACCGATTAAAAAATGCATTACAAACCCTTTCAAATTACAAAAAAGGGTATGGTATTAAAGCACCGCATACTGAAGGATTGCCAGGAGGTATAGGAACAGGATTATCTTTACCTAATGGATATATTAATGGAGCACCTTCGGAAGATGATGTGAATAAGATGAAGGATAAGTTAGGTAGAAATGAAGCAAATGATAAAGAGGGTTCTATACTTGATACTTTAAAAAATATAGTAGATTCCCATTCGGCAGCAAAAGTAAAAGACCAAAAAACCGGACAAACAATGTTGGTGGATGTTCAAACCGCTAATGCAATTCTACATATTTACAATGGATTATCTAATGTGAATAAGGAGAATATGTTAAAAATGGGATTAAAGAAAATGGCAGAAGTGTCATATAAAATATTAAGCAAATATAAGTAGTATTATGAATATGAATCTTAAAGAATTGATGAAAGGTATGGGTGTTCAGCCAGGACAGGTTGTTTCTAACCCTTATGCAAGAGCATTTCAACCACAAGTTGAGACCGTTGTAAAAGAGGAGGAAGATCACGAAGTTTCAATGGCTCAAAGTTCATTGGATACTATCATTAAGATGGCAACTGAATTAAAAGCCAAAATGGGTGAAAACGAAAAGGATATACCTGCTTGGATTCAAGACCATATTACTAATGCAGAAAACTTCATTTCACAGGCATCATCAAACTATCATGAATATGGAACAAACGAAATTAAGTTTGATGAAATTAGAGTTTTATCTAAAGAAGAATTTTTAAAAGAAGGTAAATTTAAAAAAGATGATTTAGTTTACAATAAAAGAACTAAAACAGTTGGTATTGTAAGATTGGGAGATGATAAGTATGGTGAGGTAAAAACTGATGCGGATGGTAATGTTAATGTTGATGAATTGGAAAAATACAATCCGATTAAACACAAACATCAGCAAAACGCAAAAGTTGCACCATCTACTGAAAAAGAAGTAAATAGTAGAGGATTGTTTAACCCATTTAAATCAGAATCACTAAAAGAATTTCAAACCGGGTTTTCTGATAAAAAAGTTGATGGCAAAGTTATTGCAGATAGAATGAGAAAACATTCTGAAACGAAAGGTTTTGCGGATAAAGTTGAAAAATTAAAAGCCGTTTCTCCACAAGATTTGGATAAGATGTTACCTGATTATGTACCAGGTAGTGTAATCAATAAACTATTTAAAGAATCAGTAGGGCGAAGATTAACTGATATAGTTCATTCAATTGTAGAAACACCCGTAATAGGTAAACCAATTCATTCTAGAGTAGAGGAAGCAAAAAAATATGACATCGGTTCTGGATATATGGGAAACGGTTTAACAATATGGAATAGAGCGGAAGAAGAACATGGTGATTACAAAATTATTGCACATATTTCCCCACAAGGTTCATTAACAATTAGAGATAAAGAATTACCTTCCGATTTAAAGAAGACGTTTCAAATTTGGGCTGATTCAATGAAAAAGGGCAATATGGGCCCAAAATATTAATCGATTATGGAAAACGTATATTCAGTATTAATCACAGCAATTACCGTATTAGGGGGGACATCTGCTTGGAGATACTATGAAAAAAGAGCTGAAAAAAAAGATAAAGATGAAGATTTTATTAAGCACGATTGCAGAGATAGAATTTCAAAATTAGAAGCACTTTTAGCAGAATCTTCAAAGGAGAAAGAACAACTTCGTCAAATGATTTTAGATTTAACATCAAAAGTTGCAGAGCTTAAAGTGACAGTTGATTTTTTAAGAGTTGAAAATGAGGAGTTGAGTAAAAAGGCTAGAACCAAAAAAGTGATTAATGGCTAATGATAGCAAGAAGTTTATTTGTAGAAGACAAAAAGTTAAGAGTATTTGATTTTGATGATACCCTCGTCAAAACATCTTCCTATATCTATATCACACATAAAGATGGTAAGAAATCTAAATTAACACCTGGACAATACGCAGTATATAAAGAAAAGCCGGGAGATGAGTTTGATTTTAGAGATTTCGAAAAAGTAAAAAATCCAATTAAAATTAAAGCCTATTTTGAATTATTAAGAAGAATGGTAAGAGATTCTTCAAGAGCGGTTTATATCCTTACTGCTCGTGCGGCCTATAAACCCGTATATGATTTTATTAAGGATAGTGGTATTAAGGATGTGTTTGTAGTAGCATTAGGTGATAATAATCCTGAAACAAAAGCGGATTGGATTGAAAGGGAAATAAAAAATCACGGATATGATAATGTTTATTTCGTAGATGATTCTTCTAAAAATGTTGATGCAGTAAGAAGAAGATTAAACAAGTATCCCAATATTAGAAAAAAGATTCAATTGGTTCAAGGATGATAAAAGAAATAGAAGAGAATGGCTGTTATTTCGGTCATTTATCTGAAATAAATCCATCTTTATTAAATAAGTTGGAAAAACTAAACCCACTCCTAAATAGAGAATTTTATACAAGAGTAACTCATTCTTATTTTGGGAACTCTTCCGATAAAATAGAAAGTACTACCGTCTCAACATTCAAAGAGGCCGAAATAATTAAAAACGATTGGTTAAAAAGAAAATACAAAGATAGAGTTTGGCAAATATTCTATACATTTAATAATGAGAATAATGAAGGTTCAAAAATTTTATCCGAGTTGATACCTGATATAAGAGAATTATTTTCTGAAATTATAACATATTGTTATGGTGAGGAAACTTTGGATAGAATTTGGGAAATCAATAGAAATCTAATAAATGTAACAAATTTTACCAAAGATTGTTACATAGATAATCACGCAGATGGTGGGAATCCTAATATGGTTTGTAATATTCTTATATATTTAAATAAAGATTGGGTAGATGGAGATGGATGTGAATTAGTGATAGGTAATAAATTCAAACAACAACCTAAATGGGGTAATTTTGCGGTTTTAGATTTTGTTAAACATAATCCTTCTCATTCGGTGACACCTTATTTATCGGAAAATAATAACAGATTTGCAGTGCTTACAGGAGTATTAACCAAAGAAAATAACTTTATTTACAATAGTTAATATTTATATATAAATCTAAAATAACAAAAAATGACTATTTCAGAATTCAAAATAGAAAATCACAAAAGCATTACAGCAGAAATCGCAGAATCAATGCAATTATTTGATGGAACTTATGCTAACGAAGGTGATAAATTAATAGATGCGATGTTGGTAAATGAAGATGGAGCAGAATCTCTAATTCATATGACACCGAATCAAATAGATAGTTTTATTATTGTGGAAGATGAAGAATACGATATATTCTTACCTCTATCAGAGCAAAAATTTAAAGTAAAATTAAAATAAGATGAAAGTATCTGAATGGAAATTAGAAAATGCGGTGACAATTGATGATGAAAACATAGTATTTTTATCTGAAATTGAATTAGTAACCAAAAACCCATTAGTTAAAGGGGCAAAGTTTATTGATGCAATTTTTGATGATAAATATGCCCCATTAGATGGTGCTACTATATATTTTATGGATACTGAATTGGGATTATTTGAAATCACCGAAGATCCAGAATGGGATGATTCATTGGAAGTAGCCATTCAAAATTTTAAAGTAAAACTTAAAAATTAATCAAATGCCAGCAGTATCGAAAGCACAACAAAGATTTATGGGTATGGTTCACGCTACTCAAAAAGGTGATATGGAAGCACCATCGAAAGAAGTGGAAAAGGTAGCGGATACTATGAAAAAAGTTGATGCGAAAGATTTTGCATCCACAAAGCATAAAGGATTGCCAACACACGTTAAAGAAAGATTAAAAGAAATCATAAGAGGTGTATTGAGAGCGGAAGGTGCATTTGGCTCAGTAATAGGTGGACCAGAAGATGGTAGAAACCTAACTGAAATGTCACCTAATGATACACATTTTAAAGGTATAATGGCAATGTATGATAAAGGTGGTTCATTTGCTAAGAAAAAAGTAGGAGCAGCCGTATCTAAAAACCCAAATGCAAGTAGAAATCAAATTATAGATGATTTAAAGGATTTAGATTATCATGAAATTTTAGACGCAGAAGCTCAGTTAGGATTAGATGAAACCATAATGGAAGAATTTAAACATGTTATTCATGTGGATACTCCAACTCAGGTAGTATCTAAACCAATTGCGGCACAAATTATGGCATTGGCTAAAAAAGGTGTTCGTTCAAATGAAATTGGATTAGAAATGGGATTTGTTGGAAACCAAAAAGCAGCAACCGATGCATTCCAAAAAGTTAAAAATCAGATATACTTTGCATTAGATAAAAGAAATGAATCGGTAAACGAAGGTAAACTTGGAGATACTTGGAGAAAAAATAATAAAAAAGGATTCGTTCTTAAAGTAGGTAATATAGAACTTAAATCAGCAGGGCCTTCAAACTCACATGATATACT